CCAATTTAATGCCAGCCTTACTGGCGAAGTATCTAAATGCTTCCGCTAGGTCGCCGTATGCCTCGTTCTCCATCGCGAACCGGAACCCAGACACCCGTACTCCTGTAATATCTCCGTCCAACCGCAACCGATATTTACCCGGTCGGTCAATGATGTAACTCGTGCGATGTTGACTCAATGTGACCGGTCCATTGATCGGGCAATAGTTCGCAATATGGTTCCCCGTAACTTGTTCGATCGTGATCGTAGTCGGGTCCACCAAGTTGAACGCTATTAACCTCAAAAACTCATTATCGACTTGGAACATGTGTGAGAACCACACACCTGCTCCGCCAGTCTCATTAGCGGTGCCGTCCGGCGAGAACGCTTTGGAGAAGTTATAGTCTTCTTGCCCAGCCGCCCAAACTTGCGATGGCGCGTTCGTATATGTGCGTGTCATGTCAATCTCCGGCAATGTCTAGTGCATGCGCAATCGCATCGCACAAAGTCGAAAATGTCGCCCACTTAGTGTCATTTTTACGTGGATAATACTTGCCAATCGGCTCTCGCCAGAACAAGGTTTTTCTTGGGAACACACTCTGCCCATTGAGTTGGTAAGTAAATGTGCGTTCTCCGAATTTGACCCGAAACTGTGAATGCTTTGGCATTAGCTCCACTACAGTGCCAGCGCCGTAGGCGACATCGTACATCGAGTCTCCAATTTTTAGCTCGTCACCGTCAAACAACATCGTCATGGCTCATGACCCTTGTGGCAAGTTAATTGGTTCTGGTTTTTTCGAGATCGGCATGCTTTGTGGAGGAAGTGGCGGCGGTTGACCTTGACCTCGTGCCATGGCCGTTTGTATGCCAGCACCCTGCAAGTCCATCGCCAAAGTCTTCGCTCGCAACGGGTCTTGAATATAAGACGCCACGTTCATGCCGGTCGATTTGAGTACTTCCGTAATGACATGCTGCAACAAATCTGCCGGAATCAGCCCATTCGGGTTCGGCTGCATTTGCGCATAAGGTGTCAATAGCGTCAATATGTCAGTCATCTTACTTTGTGCAAGCTCACGTTGTAGCAAGCCAGACGCACCACGCGCCAATATCTTGACATCCGCTTTAATATCCGGATCGTCACTCGTGAGCATATTATAGTTATAGTACAACGTAACGATTTGCTCGATAATATCTTTGTCGATGTGCAGCGCTACGTTTTTGATCCCTTTTGCCGCGTTGCCCATCAAGATGCTCAACCCGCCAAGTGTACGACCGCCACCCTGGAGTTGTGGCAGGCCAGTGACGTAGGCAGGTATGCCGCTGATGTCATCGGCGAGCTTGTAGAAATACGCCGCGCCCTCGAGCAAGTTGTTTACGTGGTTAGGTATCTCGTGGAACGTGAAGGCGGATGTCGATCCGCCCATGCCGCTCAAATCGGGAGTGACGTGGTACAGCTTATATGGCTGCACTTCACTTGGCTTCTCGTCGTCGCCTAGTCGTTCTACGTTTACCTCGCCAAATGGCCCAGAGGAGAACTGGGCGTTCTTGATGGCAGCGCGGATGAACGAGTTGTAACAGCGCTCGACATCGAACAACAGGCTGATGACGCTTTCTCCCCAGAACCCCCCGTTGTTCTTCTTATAAGACGTGCCGAATATCGGCCGCATGCCAACCGGGTCCGGGTTGAGTACCGCTTTGACCGTATAGTTGGCTACCGTCCAAACCTCGACTTCATACTGCTTTTCCGGATCGTCGATGAACACGCCATGGTCCAACAGCGTGTGCCCTGGGATTTTGCCGTTGTAAATCAGCGTGTCCAATGTCCGCGTTTCGAGCAGTGGCGTCTCCCGGTACTCCAAACGCCTACGCTCTGCATCCTCCGTCGTGCGCTCGATGTAGCCAGACTGGTATCTCTCCAAGACGTAACGTATCGCATCTTCGCGGAACCCAGGCACGCCGATCGCGGCGTGTAGCCGCTCAGGTGTCATCCTCGCGCGTTCGATGATGTAGTGCCCGTCTTGTGTAGTAGTCGAGTCGGGAGACGGGAACACGTCGAACGGATCGACGCGGCGGATGCGCATCAACGGCTTATCGACGACCTTGGTCTTATTATGGTCCCACACCAATTGCCTGGTCATCTCGACCACTGGTGCGCGTAAGAACGCAGTCGGGAACACCATGAGATCAGACACGAACGCACCAAAGGCCTCTCTCCATCCGCCATCGAGCATCTGCGACTCGATCAAGTGCTCCATGTTTTGCGCGGCATGTTGCGCGACTTCTTGTGCATCTTGATAAGACGCATCTTTCAAGTCTTTTGCGCGTTCGCGTACTTGCCGAATGTCGGCAAGGCCAAATTGCTGAATCTCGACGAGTAGTTGTTTGACGATCTCTTCTTTCTGCCAATCCGGCAAGTCCGGCAAAGGCGTAGGCGTCAACGTCCACGGTTTGTCCATGGAGTTGAGCAAAATGTCCAATATCCAAGCCTCACCAGCTCTCGCTTTCAATGACGACAGCCCAGGGTAGATGTCGATCCCCTCGAACATGGCTAGTTCTTCGGGGGTGAACTGGGTGCGCATGCTGCGCATGCACTTCAGTAATTTCTCTTCGATCCCCAATCGACGACGATGGAACAAGGCATCGTTGAACCGTTCTCTTACGTAACGAGCCAACTGATCCTCGATCTCCGTGGTTTGATTCTCGTCCTTTTGCTCCACGAAGTCGGTAGTTTTTACCGCTCCAGCGCTAGTGTCGAACATCATTATTTACTCGATCAATGATTGCGTTCGCTTGCTCCAATCGTCGATTCGCTTCAATCACACACTGCCCATAAGCTTCTGCTGCTTTCGGTATGAGTTGACCTATCAAAACGTCCAAGTCATCAGTACTCAAATCCGGAAACTGCTGGATCGATCTCGCTTCGACATTAGGGAGATGCAACGTATTGATTTGCGGCTTCACTGATGGCTTTGAGCAAGCGCTGATGCTCAGCGTCGATACGATAATTAGTGAGTGCCACTTTTTTTGCTGCATCTTTCACCTCGTTGAAAGACTGGTGCAGTTTGTTTTCCTGCTGATCGAACCTCGCCATCAACGACTTTTGTTCGGCCAATAGCTGATTTGCAATCTCAATATTTTTCTGCATTTGCTTTTGCCACTCGTCTTCGATCGCTTTGTTCTGCTGCATCTGAGTTTTCTGCAACTCGATGATTTGCTTCATATCACGAAGCTGCACCATATTGACACGAAACGTCGATAACGGCCATGCGCATGCAAGTCCAAGCAAGAACACGATCACGTAAGAGTACAAGGAATTCATCACGCACCTGTATTCTGTCGTACTTTCAACCGCCCATAGATTACAAGAAGAAACCCAGCCACCGTCAAAAACAATGCCAAACCTTTGACGAACTGCCCCAAATCGGAAAATGCAGAAATTTTATCCGCTACATTGGTCAAGTCATCGCCAGTCAAATTGTTGACGATCCCACCAAAAAAAGCAGTGACCCCACCAATGATTGTTTTTGTTTTATACAGAGGACGTCGATCCGGCTCTGTTGGAGTCACTGAAACCGGTTCTATTGCCTGCGACCAAAGGTGTGCTTCATCGATCCTGCGTCGAGTCAACCCTGGCACTTGCTGCCCTTTGACTTTGTCCCATCGCATGAGTTCCGATGGGACTGCAGCGTAATCGCCAGAGTTGAGCTTCTTTAGCAACGTCGATCGTCGAAACGCATCACGTCCTACGTTGTACACGAAGCTCGTCAACGCGGCATGCTGGTTGTCATTGAGTGGTACGGTCACCAAATCGGTGACTGTGTCCCAAGCAAGCTGTGCGTCGTGCTCTAGCAGTTGTTCTGCATGATCCTTGGTGATTACTTGCCCTGGTTTTACGTTCTCAGTATGCCCGTAGCCGATCGTCCACACACCAGCAGCGTCTAGGTACGCTTGCAAGCGCAATCCTTCATATTTACGGATCAGATCGAGCGCAGCAGCGTTCATCAATGGCTATCCTTCTTGCGTTCGATCGCCTCGATCCGTCGCTCGAATTCTGCATTCTGCACTTTGAGCGCAATCAGATCGCTTTGGATCGTAGGAATACCGTTGACTTTCTCTTGGATCGTTTGAATCTGCTGCGCCATGACGGCAAGTTGCTGGGCAACTTGCGCAGAGGCATTCTTCGAGAGTTCGAGGGAGTTGCTGTAGTTGTAGTAGATGCCTGAGAGGATTAGAACGATCAAGCCTGCCAATGTCGATTGCAGGACTTGATAGACGTTGAACCCATTGAACTCAGACATGGCAAGCCCCTGTTCCCAGGAAATGGATGAACTTGCCACACGATCCCGCCAAAGATAGACGAAGGCCGTCCTGGTTGTCAAGACGGCCTGGCGGGGTACGAGGAATGCTGCTGTTTTTACCTGTCGCACATGAGGGGGGTTTGTGGGTTTTGTCCTCCCCCGCTCTACAACCCGACGGCTCACGCCGATGGTGAAGGTACCCTAACATATCCGAATCTCCGCGTCAAGCGTACTTATAAACTTTTTTCCCGCTCGAAGCCGCCGGCTTCACGGTATTCGCATTGTTGTACTTCACGTATAAACACGCATACTGCAAACAGTCGATGATATGACTATAAGGGTTCGTCTTGTCCGGCCGCTCCTTGAACACCCCTTTCTGCCCCTGAACATCGGCATAGTAATACCCGCCACTCATCCCCTCGATCAACTCGGTCAATTGCGGCGATATGAGCAACTTGTGCCGGTCCAAGAACCAATCCACAGCCTCCTTTCGCGGCAAGAACTTGTTCGTCCTGGCCGGCGTAGCAAATATGCCCGCCTGCCGAACCACCATGATCGGTGTCGTCTTGTCGATGGCACTTCTCTGATTACTCGGGTCGCCAGTCCCCAATAACTTATATCCCGCATATTTCCTATTCAAAAGCGGTAGCAAATACTGGTCTAGCATCTCTACCAAGCTCTCGTCCTTCGGGCTTATCGCGTCCAACACGTGCAACACGCCACCAGGCATGAATTGCGTCAACAACGCCGCTGGGTTCAACCCCCAGTCAAACGACACCAAAATCGGCAGACCACGCCTCGGCTGCAACTCCTTCTGCGCGACATGTAACTTGGTCGAAAACTGCGGAAACACCGGCTTGCCCTGCCGAGTCATCCCACGCTCCAACCCCAACTCGACCCGCAAAATATCGTCCTTGCCACCAATGATCTGATTCTGATAGTAATCCGGCGGCAAATACCTCAAGTTCTCCGCATCAGGATTGACCTCCCATCCACCCTTCTCCGCATCCCAATAAATCGCCGGAGGCTGCTCATATAACGCATAACCTTCAGGAATATTCCCCTTATCAAAAATGTCATACAACCAGTGCGAAGTATTCCAGGCATTCGTATCGGCAATAATCCCATACCAACTAGCCCCATAAAACCCCTCATCAGGACGCCTTGCCGGAAAACGCCCAATACGCTCCTTACAAGTCTGGAAAATCACCTCATCGGTATAACGCAACTCGTTTATGAAAATGCCAGTGAACTCGATCGACTTCAGCTTCTTGACATCATCCGCT